ACCGCTCCTCAACTTGAGTCAAAGATTCTTTTGCCGCAGCATCGGGATTTTCCGCTTTCACCTGCTCAATTTCCAAGCCTAACATTTTAACAAGATTCGTGAATACTTCTTTCGCCGAATCAAGTTGGATCCATTTTTTATCTTCCGCTAAACTTAAGGCAGTGGTAATCTGCGCCATTGCCGAAGAAAGATTAACCAAATCCCTTTTAGTAATCGGCGGAATAATGATCGAATATCTGGCATCAACATTTTCTGGAAGAGTTCCGTGAATAATGGCTTGGTCTATAACAAAATCAAATATTTTTTCAATCATTGAAACGAATGTTTTCCGCCGGGACTGCGCCCTTTTTAATACCGGCTCCGCCATTTCAAGCGCGGTAGCCCTCGTGGTTCCCTCGCCCATTGCGTAGTAATGCAAAGGCAGCCCGGCACCGCCTAAAATATGGGTGAGAAAAAGTTTTGCCCCTTCGGAAGCATCCGCGGCCTCAAGTTTCGGCGACACCACGTCCCATTTAATCTTTTCATTATGCGCCCTGACCGCACCCGGCCTCGGCGTGCCGAATTTAGCGATATATTCATCAATCTGATCTTGATTCATTCCCTCAACCGTCACGTCCCAGATAAAAGCATTCAAAAGTCTTGATCGTTCGAGCAAATTGAATAAATATTGGCCGTAAGCGTCAATAAAATCGGCTAACGGCAGTAAATCCGATATCCCGCGGGTTCCCAAGGTTACATTATTAATGGCGAAGAAAAATACATCACCCACTAAGCGGTCGTAGGTCGGAGATTGAGGATCTAAGTCGGTATAAATTACCCGGTAAGGTTTTTCTTTGAACGTGACAAAAACCCAGCGCGGCTCTTCGGCATTTTCCGGATTATTTTCAATTTTGGAAATGTTTAGGGGATCAATGTAGCCCATCCGCACCCGGCCGTTCACTTCATTGACAAAAACCGGATAAATCTGTTCGCCGTAAAGACCTAATTCAAGGCAGCGGCGGTATTGCTTCATCGACCAATCATTAACCGGATCATACCAGAAATCATAAAGTATTTCGTAAACTTTTGGATCAACCGCGGAAAAGGATAAGCCGTCGCCAATAGCAAAATCCCGGGAAATTTCTAAAATTCTGCGGGCCAGCGGATCGGTCATATAAAGCCGATAGACGATTTTAAGCATATTTTCCTGCGTCATCGGGTTCAAATCGCGGGTTACCTGGGTTAAGCCGCCAATCACCCGGCGGTAGCCGTCATCCTGATTAGGCTTATCTTCTCTCAGTGAGCGACTCTCTGATTTCTCCACAAATCCCTCCTATTTTCGCTTGGTACCAATCATCGCCGGGGTCTTTAGAAACCATCACCGGTATGACAATCGGATTCACGGCCAAATGAAAAATTACTCCAGCCATTGAATCAGCAATATCCTTTGATTTACCTTTACGGTGGTCAACTTTCTGCCCGCTGATTAATTCTAAGTCTTTCCATTCATTAGCCGCCCTTAAGTTAGGGTAACTGGCAACATTCCCGGCATAAATTTCTTCTTTGCCGACATCATAAACTTGTTTGGATATTTTTAATTCTTCAACCAAGGCTCCCCGCCTCTCAAGTTTCTGCATTATCTCCGCAGCCTGCCAAGTATCAAAAGTGAATTTCTTGATTATAAACCGGCGGTATAATTCAAGAATAAAATTACTTACTTCTTCAAGATTTATCTCGCCGCCTTGCGGCGCATCGAAAGCATAAACTAAATCAAGAATTTTGATGTTTTTTTCGATGTGGCCTAAACATAAGCCGTAAGCGTCGTTCCTGGCGGCTGGATCTCCGTGCAAATAATATTCCATCCCCGGTTTACCGGCAAATGAATCTTTTAACTGCCCTTTTATATTCATCGGGTTTTCCATACTCATCAGCCGGCCCCGGGAAAAAAGCTCATCAATCTTATTAGGCAGGCGGCAATAGGATTCGACCGAACGGGAAGGCCTGGCCCCAAAATCACGCCAGAAAGATTCCGGATTTTTTTTCAGTTCCCGCTGCATCGTTTCGGATTCAAACGGCAGGTTCAAATTAATTTCCCACGTGGGCAAATGAAAGCCGAGCATTCCATTTATTTCTTTGGACTGCTCATAAAGCGAGCAGATTTTATCCCCCTCAAATAAAGGCGAGGAAATGTCAATTATTTTCCCATCCTCGCCGAACGGCTGGATTGAGTGGGTGAGCGAATCATAAACCACATCGGCGGAATATTTCCCGCCTTTGTCCTTGAACCGGGATAACTCATCAAGCAAAACTGCTTTGCAGGCCAATCCCACAATGGAAGCCGAATTGGAATGCAGTGATTTTAAAAAAACGTTATGATCCCTAAATTCGTATTCATCATCCCGCTCTTCATATCTGCGGGTCCGGAAAAACGGCGAGTTTCGGATCAAACCTTTTATCTGGGCGAATATTGTCGATTTAGCCTGATCGGCATTGGTGGCCACATTGATAATATATGCTTCCTTACCCGGCGGGAACCCATAATGCTTTTCAAAATCACCTTTGCGGTACAACTCAAATTCCTCAATTAAAGCTATAATTCCTGCAATCGTAGTTTTTGTGCCCTTCATTCCCACGTTCAAAACTAATTCAACGTAATGCTCCCCCTCCCGCCAAGTGGTCTTATCCTCTTTCTTCAGCCGTTTCATCACGGCTTTTTCTTCATCAGTTAAAACCAAACCGTAAAAACATTTTAATATCAATCTTTGCATCGGGAAAAGTTTTACACCTAAATATTTTTCGCTCTCCACGAACTCCAGTATCCCGATGCTTAAATCCGCCGCTTCAACTTTGAGAAACGGGTTTTCTTCCCGCTCCCATAAATCCAGTAAGTCAACCTGTAAATAATTACTAACACTTCTCGTGCTTACCTTGATTTTATGCGCTATCTCATCTATTTTGTACCCGCGCTTACGCAGATCCTGAGCCATCTTAATTTTGTTAAGCGCTACTCCATTTTTATTTGCCTTATACGCTGTGCCCCGTTTAATCATTAAGTCCTAACCTCATAATGCCTATCCGCATAATTTTGCCTATCCGCCAATTTTTAAATTTGCCCATTTAAGAAGTTTTGAGTTCCTAAGATGTTCCAAAAAATTATTTCTAACTTTTGCCAAAAAAAACATTAGTTCCTATAATGAGAATTATGTTAAGTTAATCTAATTATCCTCGTCGGTAAAATTATTTTACCGACGGAGTTGTAAATAGCAGGGGAAACTACTAACTTAGTCCTTAGTAAAAATTGAATTTTTTTTTATTGAGGAACTAAATTCTCTACTTTTCATTTTTAAAACCATTCTCTTTTCTCTTTTCTCTTTTCTCCTTTCTCTTTCTCTCCCTCACACTCCCTCTCTTATCTCATATCTCATATCTCATATCTCATATCTCATAGTTCATCTTTTTCATCTCTTATCTCTTATATCTTATATCTTATATCTTATATCTTATATCTTATATACTTATATTATATGTAACAAATAATAAAGAATAACTAACTATTAAGTGATCTGATCTAAAGAATTAATTATCTTAGATATTGTAAATAAGAGGCATTTATATTGATAGATAGACTTCGGAAATGTTTCAAATAAAAAAGGATGAGATTCGGAATCAAAAATTAACTCATCTAACTGAGATAAAAATCTCAGTAAAGACTTTCTTAAGTTTAATAAAAGATGTATAGTTTGTTTTTCTTGGACCGGCTTAATTATCTTTTTTTTGTTTTTCATTTTTTTTGATAAAATTAGTTTGATTAGTTATTCGGTTTTGGTTTTTTTTGATCCATCCGGAAACAATAAATTCGGTTGAGAAATAATTTTTTAATTGTTTTAAGGAATAAGTAGCATTGAAATTTTTCGATTGGTCTTTCATCGCTATTATAATAACAGATAAGTTAATTAATGTCGAGTCATAACATTGTACACATAATATGACCTAATTATTTAATCTTCAAGTCTCGGCGGGAGGCTTTCAAAAATAAAATAAAAAAAACGCTTGACAATTAAAAAATTAGTTTATATAATTTGGGCAAGTAATAAGAGAAAAAAAATGGACACTAATAAGGACAGTTTTTTTGTTTATAACGGGTTACGGTCAAAACTGTCACCTTGCCGAGAGGCAGGGAAGGTGTCCAGCCGTAACCCTCTTTTTTTAGGATTGCCGCAAATAAATTATTACGGCCGGCAATTTACCGCCGGACCGGCGCGGGAAAAATGCTTGTAATTTTCGAAAAAATATATTTTTATTTTCGCCTTGACAAGACATCAAAAGTATGATATACTATAGAGGACGGTAAGACCCGGCCGAGAGGCGGGCAAATAAAAAAAGGAGGGAAGAAGATGAGGAAAGAAGTAAGTATTGATGGAGTAGAATTCGTACCCAAGGCGGGAACGGAAATTAAAATGGCGGGAAATTGGGACGGGATGAGGTATGTCATTGTCCGTACGTACTCAGCCGGAGTTTTTGCGGGCTACCTAAAGAGCAGGACCGGCCAGGAAGTAGTGCTGTTAAAAGCCCGCAGATTATGGCAATGGTTTGGGGCGGCGAGCCTAAGTCAGCTCGCGATGGAAGGAACAAAAGAACCGGAAAGCTGCAAATTCCCGTGTGAGGTCGCGATAGTAGAATTGCTGCAAGCAATAGAAATTCTGGACGTAAGCGCCGAGGCGGAGAGGTCCATAAAGGGAGTTCCTCTATGGGAAATAAAATGAAGAAAAGTTACGTTTATTCCGGTGCCGGTGACGGCACCGGTGACGGTTACGGTGACGGTTCCGGTTACAGTTACAGTAACCCTTATCTTGCCCACGTCGGTTTCCACGACGGCACCGGTTACGGTTACGGTTACGGTGACGGTGCCGGTGCCGGTGATGGTACCGGTTACGGTGACCGTTACAGTGACGGTACCGGCTGCGGTTCCGGTGACGGTGCCGGTGATGGTAACGGCGGAATATAAAAATTAATTAAGGAGCCTTCCCTATTTGATAGACAGGTAGTTAAGTTTATATGATGCAGCAGCCGCCTACTAAAAAGGGGGTTGCAAATATGGAAGGTGAAAAGCAGAAAAGAAAGAAGTATGACCGGGGTTTCATCCTGGAAGCAGTGAAAGAAGCCCAGAACAACGGCAGCGCAGCGGAAACAGCCCGGAACCTGGGGATTCATGAAAATCAGCTGTACACGTGGAAAAGGAAATTCGAAGCGGATCCAGAAAATGCCTTTCCCGGGAAAGGGCATATGAAACCGCTGGAAGAAGAGAACCGGCGGCTGAGACGGGAACTTGAGCGCGCCCAGCGAGAGAGGGACATCTTAAAAAAAGCCGTGGGCATTTTCTCAAAAGACCCCAAGAGATATTCGGATTTATAGCCGAACACAGCGGCGAATTCCGGATAAGGGAGATGTGCCGGGCGCTTGAGGTTTCGCGGGGCGGGTTTTACCGGCGGCTCGGGAAGTTCAAAAGCCGCCGGGAGATAGAGAACGAACAATTGCTCATTGAAATACGCCGGGAATTCAAAAAAGGCCGCGATACATATGGAAGCGGCAGTATTACGGATAAGCTCCAGGAGCAGGGCCGGAAGGTCAACAAGAAACGGGCAGCGGGGATAATGAGAGAAAACGGGATACGGGCAAAGACAAAAAGGAAATTCAAAGTGACGACTCATTCCGATCATAAATACCCGATATCTCCCAACCTCTTGGTCGCACCCCGCGTGGGTGCGTGGATTGAAACGCGATCATAAATACCCGATATCTCCCAACCTCTTGAACCAGGACTTTACGACGAAGGGGTTGAATATGGTCTAGCTATCGGATATTACTTATGTCAGGACGAAAGAGGGCTGGCTGTATCTTGCGGCGGTGATGGATCTATTTTCAAGGAAAATTGTTGGATGGGCAATGAGTGATCGATTAAAGCGGCATTTGGTGATAGATGCTTTTAATCAGGCGGCAGGCCGCAGGAGTTCCCTCGAGGGCTGATATTCCATTCGGATAGGGGTTGTCAGTACGCGAGTTACGATTTTCGGGACCTTCTGAAAGAACATAAATGCGTCAGCAGCATGAGCGGCAAAGGCAGCTGTTACGACAACGCGGCCGCAGAGTCATTTTTCAGCACGATTAAGAGAGAATTAATATTTGACATGAATTATGAAACCAGAAGTGAAGCGGCAAGCAGCATATTTGAATATATTGAAGTGTTTTACAACCGGATCAGGCGGCACACGTCAATTGGCGGTTTGAACCCGGCAGCATTTGAGGCAACGCTGCTACAGGAAGTAGCTTAACTGAGTGTCTACACGACGGGGTAAAGCCCAGATTTATTTTGTGCAAAATAAAACGTTGAATGCGTCTTAGATCTCCCCGGCTTGCCCGGGGGGGGGCCGCAAAAACGGAAGGAAAAAAAATGAAAAAAAACTGTATTAATTGCGGGAAAAAACTCGATAACCATCCCCGGCGTCTGTACTGTAACTCCAAAAAGTGCCAACGGGTACGCCTTTGGAAAAATACAAAAAGTTACAGGAAGCGGCTTAAAACGCCGGATAATATCGGGAATAAATAATGATAATCAAATGCTCTTGGTGTGATAAAACTTTGGGCCAAAAAGAACCAAAAACCTATACGGTGATAACATCAACAATCTGCCGGAAATGCCTCAAAAAGGAAAAGAGGAAAATCGGCAGACTGCGAACTAAACAAAATTCAAAAATGGGGGATATACAAAACAATACTGCTATTCAGGGGCTTAAAAGATTCATTAAGGATTGGTTAAGGATGAAAAAAGATGGACGGAAAATGGGAAAAGATAATTTGTCATATTTGCGGAGAAGCAGTAAATCAAGAGGATAACTATTTGATTTGTGATGAATGCTTTACGGAATTAGATTTAAATCTTGAAAATGCTAAAAACCACGAGAGCTCGCTGGCTTTGGCTCTGCAGGACGCGCAGAACGAGATTAGTCGTCTAAAAGAATTAAACAAAAAAGGAGGCCGGTAATAAATGTATCTGAAAATTGATCAATGGAAATTATGGATTGACCGGACAATGGACATATTAGGAATATTCATTTGTTTATCATTATTAGTCTTTATTCTAATTCATTTATTAATATTTCTGAATAAATAATATGAAATTTAAAATGTTTGAAACTTCTTCGATTTGCAAAGACTGCGGAAAAATATTTAAGTATTTATCAAAAGCAAGGCAGGGAAAATATCAATGGTGGGAATTTTTAAAGAAGAAGGAGGTTTGTCCGGATTGTTTGAGAGAAAAAAATCGTATTCGAGGATTGAAAAATTATAAAAAGAGAAGGAAACAAGGGAAAGAATAAATGATTTGGAAGATTATATAATGGAAATTCCTAAAATAACTAACGAAGGAACCGATTGTCATTTTATACTGAACTTTCTTTCCGACGGGCTATACCACAACATAATAGATATAATGCTGGCTCGCGGCGAAACAATCCGTAACTGGGCCGTGCGGTCGCGAATCGCTCAACTCCGTCCTAAATTGAAACCCTTAGGATTTGACATACAAAGCGAAATTGACTTCAACCGGCAGTCGAAATATCGTTTAATCAAATTAGAAAAACAAACCGAAATTCAAAAGGAACTATTCAATGAGAACCGATAACGAAACCTGCCTCAGGGATTTTGCCCGTTATTTATTGAAAAACGAGCAATTCAGAGAATCGGATGTTAAGATAATTCTTGATCGTCATTGCGAAACAAAAGAAGAAATGAAAGAATTTTTTAAATATTTGCAGTCAAAGGAAGGCTTAAAAAGATTTAAAGAAGTAATTTATAAACTAAAAGCAAGAAATTAAGGGATAAATCGAAAACAAGATAAGAGAAGAATTTGAAAAGGTTTATGGCAGGATTTATAAATCAGCCGAATTAACGAAACCGAATGCTAAAGAAAACATTTATTTTCATAGGAATCGGAATGTTAGTAATTGCAATTTTCATTTCAGGAATGATAACCGAATTTTATTTAGATCGAAATAATGCTACGGTAATTGAATATCTTGACGCTAAGGTCTGCCTTTACAAACAGAAAAAATATTTTATGGAAAGTTTTAACAGCAAAACTCGAAGCAAAGAATTGAAGGAAGAAGAAAAATTATTAAAGGAAACATTAAAATAATGAAAGATTTATCAAATTTGGGATTTATAATTCTTTTACTTTCAGGAATAGTATTAATGCAAGGGCCCTCTTTATGGTTATTTTGTTTGGGAGAATTAGCGGTAATCGTATGGATTTACTGGCTGCTGCGGAAAACAGGGGACGGTAAAATGAAGAAAAGAAATTAAGTTTAGCTGGATAAGGTTTAAGGAGGAAGAATGTTAAAAATTCAGGCGGAAATAATTCTTAAAGGCAGTTCCGAACAAGTATTTGGGAATCTGAGGACTAATCTTTTAAAAATTAAAAAAACGGAAAAGGAACTGCTCCAGATAATCTTTGAAGTAGGTTTGATCCATTTTGCCGGGCAGCTAGAGGAAAAAATAAGACAGGGGGAGGGAAAAAATGAAAAATAAAACTGCAAAAATGCAGGCAGTGAAAAGAAAAATGGCGTCTTTTGACAGCGAGGTTGTTTCAGTGGTGCGTCAAATGTTTACAGATTTGACTGATGCGGAATTAAAAGTCTATTTAGGAGTTTGCCGTAAATATCAAGCCGATCCGATTATGAAAGAAATTGTACCGATAGTTTTTAATACACGGAAGGGGAGGGTATTGAATTTCATAATGACAAAGAATTTCTGCTTAAAAGTTGCGCACAGAAGCAAGGAATTTGATTCCCTTACCTCAAAATTAATCAGGGACGAGAAAGGCGTTATCATTGGGGCGAGTGCCGTTTGTTGGAAGAAAGGCGGGCAGCACCCGTTTGAGGCAGAAGTAGATTTTAAGGAATATTACAATGATAAAAATGACCTCTGGGGTAAATTCCCCGGGGCTATGATTCAAAAAGCGGCCAAAGTGCTTGTTTTAAAAGAAGCCTTTGGTATTGAAATTACTTCCGATATTGAGGTAGAAAAAATTGGGGGAATGATTCAAATTTCCGATATTGTTGTGCCTAAAACAAAGTTTACCATTTCTGATTCGGGCGCCATAAAAAAAGAAGTCAAAAGAGAAAAAGAAGAAGAAATATTATGAAGAAACAATATTTACATTCAGATTATCCGTCGGTTACTCAAGTTTTAACGGCGTTAAGGAAAATTAGTCTGGAAAATTGGTTTAAATACAACACCTTGCAATATATCAACGAGAAAAGCGGAAAAGGAAAAATAATCGGAACTCAAATTCACGAGGCAATTCAAAAAAATATTGAGAAAGAAAAAATTGAATTAGAAACTGAATATCCTCAGGAAGTGAAAAATGCAATAAAGAGTTTTTTTCTTTTCAAAAAAGAGCATCCTGAAATAAAATTGAAAAAAGCAGAAATACAGATAACGAGCGGGAAATATAAATATAATGGAACTTTAGACTGTTTGGCAGACCAAGGAAAAGAATTAATATTGCTTGACTGGAAAACTGGAGAGGCAAAAGAAAAAGATTATCCGCCGATATATTCAGAGCATATTTACCAGGCAGCCGCTTATGTGAAGGGCTACAATGAAATGTTTAAAACCAACATTGAAAAAGCATATATTGCAGTGTTAGCTAAAGATAAAATCGCTTACAATCTAAATGATGGCGGCAAATTAACTCTTAATGCGGAAATTATTCATAGAGTATTTAAGGAAGTATTTTTACCAGCGCTTAAAATTTATAATTTTCAAAAAAAGGAAAAGGAGGTATTATGGTCTGGCAAGTAAAGATGAAAGATGAAGGAAGGGGAAAGAAGGTGTTTCAAGAGGGAGATTTTGAGGCGGAGGTTATTGGGGTAAATTTTATTAACGAGAAAGAAGCGAAAAGTGGAAATCCCTATTTCCTGTGGAAATTGAGAATGGAGCAGGGCGATATAGAAACCGTAACCACTCTTTTGAAAGGCAAAAGATGGCTGCTTAAGCAGATTTTATCGGCTTGCGGAATTAAAGCCAATGAAAATGATCCCGATGAAAAATATGTTTTCAGCCCGGAAGGTGTCCTTTATAAAAAGATCCTAATAAGAATTAAAAACAAAAATGAATCTTTTATCGGCAAGGACGGAAAATTGGTCGAATTTTCCAAGTCCGAAGTGAAAGCGGTAATGCCAATGCCAATAGAAGGAAAAAAAGAACCCGCAATCGTTGAGTCAATTCCTGGCTTCCCGGCTGGAAAAGGACAGGCGGATGAAAAGATTCGTTTTTAAAAATTATCAAATAAAATTTACATTGGTATAAGAAATTATAAATAAAGAGGATAATAATATTTCAAGAAAACGAACGATCTCAAGTGAAATTTGGGAAGATGAGAAGTTTTCTCAGTTAGATCCTCTGGAAAAGTTATTATTTATCGGATTGATAACTTTGGCTAATGATTACGGAAAACTGAAGGGAAATATTATGATTTTGAAAGCAAAGATTTTTCCTTACGAAAAGAAAGAGGATTCCGAAATAATAAATGGCCTGGAAAAACTATCTCATTTAGGATTTATTCAACAATATATCAGCAAAGAAGAAAATTTCATACTAATCACAAATTGGAGTAAGACCCAGACATTGACCTACAAGGGCAGGGATGAATATCCTTCTCCCGATAAAATAAAGGAAATATCAATCCCAAAGATTGAGAAAGCCTTCAAGACAACGGGTTTTAGGCAGGGAGACTTAGAAATTGAAGATCAGGACGTTTTGACCCCGCTTTTCGAGGAATTTTGGAAAGAATATCCTCGTAAATTAGGAAAGAAAGCCGCTTTTATTAAATGGGAAATTTTAAAAAAAGAAAAAATAGATTTAATGAATATAATTGGTGCCGCTAAAAATTACTCTAATTATGTTTTAGAAAATGAATTCGGTATTCAATTTGTAATGTATGCCGAAAAATTCTTGAATCCGAAAAAAGAACGCTGGAAAGATTTTTTGAAATCGGTTAATGAAAGGCGCCCAAGTTTGCCTGCAAAACCGCTTCCGGAATTTCAAGGCGAGGATATATCCGACGAGGAAAGGGATAAAGTAATGAAAGAAAATTTTCCGGCGTATTATAAGAGAAGGAAAGTTAAAAAAAAGGAGGTGAAATAAAAAAAATGGAAAAAATTATAACAGAAAAAGAAATCAGTAGTTCCGGTGAAAGTTACATTTATTCCGGTGCCGGTTACGGTGACGGCGAAGGTGACGGTTATGGTGATGGTGACGGTTACGGTGACGGTACCGGCTACGGTTATAGTGACGGTACCAGCTACGGTGCCGGTTACGGTGACGGTTATGGTGACAGTTCCGGTGACGGTGCCGGTTGCGGTGACGGTTATGGCGACAGTACCGGTTACGGTTACGGTGACGGTTATGGTGACGGCGGCGGTAACGGGGAAGGTGACGATGACGGTGATGGTACCGGCTGGGGTTCCGGTGACGGTACCGGTGACGGTGGAACACCAAGATAAGGTTTATAAATTAGTAGAAAAAAGAAAGTTTACGAAGGGGTTAATAAATAGAATGGAAGGAAAAGAAACAATTTTCAAAATTAAACTGCCTTTCACTTATCTCTCGATCAATAAGATTTTATCAATGAATTGGCACGAAAGAGCTAAATGGGTTAAGAAATATAAACAGGATGTGGGATTGTTTTTGAACATTCAGAAAATACCCCGCTTGAGATTAACGTCCGCCTTAATAAAAGTTGATTTATATTTCAAAACTAACCCGCGCAGAGACTTGGGAAATTACGAACCTAAGTTTTTAACTGACGCACTCGTAGACTCCGGTATTCTTAAGGATGACAATTCAAAAATATTGACCAAACGCACGGAAGTTGAGATATTTTATCCCTCGGACGAAGAAAAAACCGAAATAACAATTCGCGGACTTTATGAGAAAAATTGAAGATATTAAATCGATTAAAATGCTTGGTTGGATTGAAATTTCACGGCTCCAAGACTTGGGTCTGGGAGGCAAGAGAATTTATATTCCCAAACGGACTTGGAAACAAAATTCCCAAACTGATATTAAGAAACACTTCGAGATTGAAAAAAGCAAGGGGAAAAATTCAAAAATAATATTTTCAGAAATGAGCGAATTTTTTCAGCTTTCAAAAAGTTATATTCGGTCAATAGTATATAAAAGGTCATTTAATGGAGTTCCGACATGGGAAATAGAAAAAAAATGAACAGTAGTTCCGGCGAAAGTTACGTTTATTCCGGTGCCGGTGTCGGCACCGGTGACGGTTACGGTGACGGTACCGGTTACAGTTACGGTAACCCTTATCTTTCCGACGGCGGTTTCCACGACGGCACCGGTGCCGGCTTCGGTTACGGTGACGGTGCCGGAAACTGTGATGGTACCGGTTACGGCGAAGGTTACGGTGATGGTGACGGTGATGGTGACGGTGAAGGTGACGGTTACGGTGACGGTACCGGCTACGGTTACAGTGACGGTACCGGTGATGGTAACGGCGAGAATTATAAAAATTAATTAAGGAGTTCCGATACCGGTTACGGTATCGGTGCCGGAAACCGCGGGGAAGGAAAACTTGTGGGAAAAATTAGAAAAGACGTTAGTTATGAAGACGAAGAGACTGGGATACTTTGGGAAGCAGAGATAGTTTTTACTGTCAAAAGAGAATGGTTCGGGGAAGATTCCGACGGAAATCGGGGGGAAAGACGATGGAATGAAGAAATAGAAGAAATTAGGAACTTCACTAAAAATGGTTATGAAACCACCAAAAGAGAAGTCCCTGAATTCATCATGGAAATATGGGAAGAAACTGAACTGGACTGCGAGGATTACCGCTAATCACTTCTTCTTATCGTAAGCAGCGCCTAATCCGGCTTTCAAATTAACCACCGCTTCTTCAATGTACGTTTCAATTTCTTCTTCGGCTAAAAATGAGAATTTTTCCGCCAGTTTCTTTGCAACAAAATCATATCTTTCCGATTTTGAAGGTATTTTTTCAAAAGCATATCTAACCAAACGAATTGCTAAAGCCCTTATAATCCAAGATTTGATTGATCCTACGCTTAAAGTCAAAATCCAAATCATTAGGCCGGTAATTGCCGGAAGGGCCAAATCTAAAACTGAAACCGACAAACGATGCACAAAACCGCCTAAAATACCGCTTGAAACTATTAAGCTATACATTTCCCGTTCACCTCCTTTTCTCACGCCAGATCAAAGATTCATGCCTGCTAATGAGTACTTTGGACAAGTTTGGCAAGGTTATCCCAAACCAAACTGTTAAATTTGACCCAATCAAAACCAAAAGGGTCATTTTTGCGTCCCGGAGCAATATCTTTATGCCCCGCTATGTCTAAAATTTTGAAAGTTTTCATCAGGTTTGCTGCTAATTCCGCGCAAACGGAATATTGATGCAGTGTATAGTCATCTTTTCCATCGTTCAAATTAACTAATTCAATTCCGATCGAGTTATCATTAACATCCTGCAATCCCTTCCAAAATGAATTTCCCGCGTGCCAAGCTTTAAAGGCGTCTAAAACGAGATAATAAAGATCGCCGTTTTTATCGATTAAATAATGAGCGGAAACTTTTGAGTCCGTCGAGGTAAGCCAAGACAAAGCGGAAATAAAATCACTCGCAGTCGAGTGAATAACAATTAGGTCAATTTTTCGTTTCCGGATTGAATGATTCGGTGATGGTTTCCAAATTTTATTCATTTCGTCCTTTTAACTGAATGAGAATTTGTTCTAAAAGATTGTTCGACCGCTCAGTATTATGCACCACTTCTTTCATTGTTTCTTTCAATTGTTTTGGTAAATACCAGACAGGGACGCCGTCCTCATTTCTAACATTTTGCAAAGCCCAAGAATTAGAAACCGTCTGTTTTATTTCTTCGACATTTTTAGAAAGAATACCATTTTTTCCGGATTTAAGCCAATCATAAACAATCTTAACCATTAATCCTCCTAAAAGTCCAAATATTCCAAAAATAATAGTAGTTGTCTCCATTAGAGTCCTTTTAAGTCCTTTCATTTCTAAACTATTTGAAAAGCGGTTAAACTCCGTTGTTTATCGTTGAATGCCGCAAAAGCGTTTGAATCGCCGATATTGGTTAATCGCCAAAGAACCTGAATCGTATGAGCGCCTGGAGTTGGATTTATTTGTAAATTAAAAATAACCGGAAATTTCAAAGCTATCGGGAGAGGGTTGAAATATCCCACTATTTCCCGGGTAGCCTCATAACCTAAAATATCATTTTGGGGGACTAAACTTCCGTCAATAGAAATTCCGAATTCTATTCCCAAAATATTGGAAGAGTTGCCTGAATAGCCAAAAACTACCGAACCTTCAAACATTATCAATAAAGGATCGTCGGAAAAATCATCCGAATGAATAGCAAAGTTAGGAATGACAGCCCAATTAGGTTCGTTAAAGATCGAAACGGAAGCGCTGGAAAAAGGGTAAGCATTTTCATAAAAATAAATAGGACGAGAAGCAGCTAACCCAGTACCGCCATTAATTATCGGAAGAATTCCTTCTACCGCAGATAGAGAATGAGGAGGAACTGGCGCTAATTGAACTCTATTAGCCCCGTCCGACCCTTCCGCGATGGAAAGAACATTTTGATAAAAAGCGTTCAACTTAGAAGAAAGTAATAATTCCCGCAAAACAAACGGGGTTTCCGGATTATCAAAAATTGTCCAAGAAGACATTATTTAACCTCCTTTTTGATCGGTTGAGAGTCTAACCACTCCATTAGTAGTTTAATGCAGTCAGGACAAAGGCAGGGGCTTTCCGGAGTTTTAGGATCGCCTTGGGTTTTGAAAATCTCGTGCAATTTTAACCACCCGGGAAAGCCGTTCCCAAAAATAATCTCAATCTGATCTTTCTTGCATTTTGCGCAAAAAATCTTTCTGCGTTCAAAAGTTTCAAAACTTGGCATAATCTTACTCCTTTTTCAAGCTAAATAATTTTGGTCTAAAATACCATAAACTCGATCATCTAAGATAAACCAATTAAATAAACTGACTAAGTGAGAATCAATTTCAACGGTTCCTTGAACGGGTGCAAAATTGAAAGAATCAATTTTCATTCCCTGATTAACCCAGCTATATCCGGAATCAGAAACTCGGATACCATCTCCGATTTTCAAAAAGTACAAAGCAAATTCAGAATTCAATTTAATATTTTCCTGCGGCTCCTGAATCTGATCCAATTTTCTCTGAGAAAATCCATCAGCAGAGGCTAAAGTTTTATGCCAAACCAAAGTATCTAAGTAAGATTCCGTTTGTTCGCCGTAACTTGGGGATATTCCGCCTCGGGAAGCCGTACCTTGCCAGATAGACAACGCTGGATTATATCCATAACCGGTAACAATTTTAGTTTTAGCGTCATCCTTAGAAAACTCTAATTCCGGCTCATCAAAAAAGTTTGATAAATCATAATTTCTGATAGGAGTAAATTGCGATTCGTTTAACCATAAATTACAAATTATTTTTCCTTCGCCGTCAGCATAAATGGCAGAATGAGTCATTTCCGCTATCTTTTGCAAGACATTGCCGACAGTTTCGCCTTTCAAGTAAACCTCTAATTGATAGGCCAAAGATTTTAAATTTGTTTGCCATTGTTTCCAAGCGGAATAATCAATGTCCGGATTGGAGAAATCGGTCAGGGAACTTGCGCCATATTTAGAAAGCAGCTGCCAAACAATATCGGCTGGATTATACGAAATGGGCAGAGGCGAGAATAACTCTGCCGTTCCGATTGGCTCGGCATCACTTCCTGCCTTTTCCAAAAGAGGATAAGATAACCTGTCTCTCAAACCTAAACTAACCAATTTGTCGTCATACCGAACATTTTCTAAAAATCCGGTAAACAAAGTTATGGGATAAAGCAATTCATTTCCTTCAAGTTCATCATTATGGATATTCAAGAAACTACCCGATAGAGTTCCGTCATTAGCGGCAGCCGAATCATCAACCGCAGTTAATCCGCTGTCATTTAAATTCCATAATCCGATAGTGTCAAGATCATCAATAGGCTCTTTCAGTTCATAGGCGTGTTTACCGCTGAATTTTCTTACAGAGGACATTTTTATTCCGTCAATAGAAAACTGGGAATGAAAACCTAAAGTGTTTTTGCCAAAGAAAATGGGAAGAGCAGAAGTTTTTCTCGTTTTAGTTAAATGAGTTCCGATATTATCTTCCGCACTTCCTTGACTTACTCCGTCAACGTAGGCATCGGCTGCTATCTTTTGCCCGTCCGGCGGCGCTCCCGCGGCCTTGTAAACTTGTAATTGAATCAAGTGCCAATTATTTGCCGGGGGGCAGTCGAAAGATAAAGAAAGAGAACTGAAATATTGAATTCCATCAATCCAGTAATAATAAGGAACTTCCCAAATTAATTGCGGAGAAACTCCGAAATAATAATCAAGGCTCCAAAGAGAACCGCCTCCGGAATCTTCTTGATAGACAATTCCTCGAATTATTCCTCCATCCCAAACTGAAACTTTCAAGAAAAATTCTAAAGTAAAATCTAAAGTATCATAATCAGAATTGTAAGGAATTCTTAATTGTCCGTCAGTTCCTAAAAACCTAACGCCCTCAGTAAATCCATAACCCAATCGGACTATCACCTGTTTTGAGGTTTCCCGTTTTAGATAAACCGATTTATTATCTTTAAGGATATTCCACGATAAATCGGTATTGTCAACCCTTGCGGTCATCACTCCGGCAACTACCTGATCACCAGAACGAGTAATGGAAGTAATATCTTCAAGATAGGAAGTTTTATCCGACCCCTGAAAAATGAATTGTATTTTCGGTTTAATTCTGCTTTTAGAAAAAGCAAACTCTAACCTGCTTTTTAAAGGCGAGCCGTAAGGCGATTTCCCGTAAGATTCTTTTCCGTATCCGTAAGCCATAATTCCTCTATGAAATATAAAATAAGAATTTGACGTCGACGTAAGAAAACATAGAACCGGCATAATGATCATTCAAATATGTCTGAACTTTTGTCCACCAATAATCTTTTATTTGTAAAAAAATTCCCGCGCTGAATACTCCGCCTGCAATATCGGGAAAGATTGAGGTCTTTTTATCCCGAATATAAAAGGCATCATCAAAATCTTCCAAATCATAAATGCCGTCAATAGTGTATAATTTCCCCCGGTGAATCGGTTCTGCCCAAGCAATTATCCCATTTGAGGCGAGAAATGAAGTAGGTACAGGAATTGACTCAACGATTGATTGAATGGGGAAATAAATCCGGGCGTCAACGCGTCCGCTTAGAATGTCTATTCCGTGAACAGAGGAATTAATTTCTAAAGTTTCATTTGCTCCAGGATGTTTACGAATAATATTGATTCCCGTTCCGGCTGCAATCTTATTAATTAAATAATCGCTCGAAACATCGCCATAACTGATTTTGACTTTCGTTAAATGAGAATCAATGATATCAAAATTACCATTTATATCATCATCCCAATCATAATCCCAAGCACCCGGTTTAGCCAAATTGTAATTCGGCGTATAAGTATTTGACATTAAATTTCCTCCAGAGTTAAAGTTCCGCCATAATAAATATGCCAATAAGGGCCGGAAAGAGCATCCAGCGGCTTTTCATCATTCTTGAATCTAATAATATAAGAAGTTCCGGGGCTATTTATTAAATCAGGATAAAAAGTTAATTGAGTTTTATTCTCCGCCCAAGTATTTATGACATCGGCATCAACTCTGGGCAAAAAGACAATGGGAATATCCCATTTTCCTTTTGCGTACCATTGATGAATCTTTTCCGTACCATTAACCATCCGGTGACGGACGTTCCTTTCTAAATTAGGCATCCGATACCCCGATGCCGGATCAAAATTTACCTCTAAAAGTCCCTGGGTCAATTTCATTACACTCATTAATTAACCACCTCAGACATCTTTCCTTCCCGCGATAATGCTTTAAAAGCGGGAAGAATCTTTCTCTCAACAATCGCTTTTATTTCCTCCGGATCGGCATTTTTCCAGTCGGAAAAAGATGTTACATTAGGAAAGAGAATCTCTATTTTAGCAATTGAAACATTGTTAGAAACCACACTGCCTCCGGAAGGCAATCCTCTTGCAATCTCCGGCAATTTAGATAATGGCGAAATGACTTCCGGTTCCGTCCCTTCCCCTGCAAGCAGCATCGTCGGTTTACGAACAACTACTCCTTTTTGAGCGGGATGAATTATTCCGCCTTTGGAAAGACCTGAGAAAAGACCCCCAAGAACAGGCGCAAAAAATGTGGGAAAAATCCAAGAAGAAACAAATTTTGCTGCAATTTTATTAATAATTTCATCAACAACGTAATCTTTAAATTTTTGCCAAGCAAGAGTAAAAGCGGCAATCATATCATTATTGCCTTGAATCATGCCTTTAAATCCTTCCGCTAACCCGCTTACCATCGCTTCTTCGGCCCCGAGAACATCCTGCACCCATTCCATATTTTTCTGTTTCTTTTTATCCAGTAATTCTTGCTCAATCGCGGCCCGCTCGTCGGCATTATCAGTTTCATTGTTAAGCATTTCATCTAAATAAGCCGATTGGTCATCTAAAGAAAGACTTTGATATTCAGCATCGGATTCTAATCTCTCGTTCAAACTGTCTAAATGGTCTTTTACCCGCGCTTCTTCTTCTTTGGATTCTTTTTCAGTTTCTTCCTTGTTAATACTCTCCATTTGGGAAGCATACCATTTATTCAATAAATTCTTATCAGTTATTAAAGTATCATAATTGGATTTTTCTTCTTCTACTTTCTGACGTTTGAAATCAAATTCAGACATCGTAGATTTATTAATCTCTTCGGTTATTTTATCATAGGCATCTTTTCTTTCTTTTTCTTGCTCAATACTTTTTTTAGCCGCATCAAGATGAATTTTTTCAAGAATCGATTGAGATTCTGAGAAAGAAGCAGTTCCTTCTTTTCTAACGCCGGCTAAAGTGCTTTCATAATTTTTATTATTTTGTAATAATTTTTCATTTGTTTTGGCATTTATATTTGGAATCTCTTTGAAGTTTAAAGTAAAAACGGCTTTGGCTATTTCACCCGCTCTGACAAGCCGGATTTCTAATTGATCAAAACCGTTCTTGAAACTTAAAACCGACTCATCGAAAAAACCGCCCAAACTTCTTAAAACCCCGATTAGCCAAGTAATACTTGGAATAAGAGATTTACCAATCCTCTCTTTTTCATTATCAAGTTCTACGCCGAAACTTTTTAAGGGGCCAATTCCGGAATTTCTGATTGCCTCTGCCTGTCCCGGAAATTTTTTCTCTACCGCATCAAGAACGCCGGCAAAACCTTTTTCCTGAAAAGTAGTTTTGTCTATTTCGATTCCGAGTAAATGAAGAGGAGCCAAATTTCCTCCGGAAGCCTTTCCCATTGCAAATACGGCGGATGTAACATCTTTCCCGGTAGCGGTAGCAAAATCCAAAGTTGACTTAATGGTCTTTTCCATTAATGACGGCATAACTCCAAACTGTAAAAGAAGGGCTTGCATTGATATTATTTCATCATTGGAATAAGTGGTGGTTGATTGAAAGGCTCTGGCTTGTTCTTGGAATGCTTGAGAAACGGCATCGGAATAAATATTTAACCCTTTCAAAGCGCCGTTTAATTTAGCGATTGCCTCTTCTTGTTTTCCATAAGCATCTATGGTACTTTTTAGAGCGACTACAATAGCGGAAGAGGCGAGAAGGAAAGGTAGTTTGAAAAGTTTATTAACGGAATCAGAAACTTTTCCTCCGATTCCTTTGATTTTCTCGGTTGCTTGGTCAGTTACTTTGATAATTATTTCTACTAAATTTGCCATAATTTATTTCATATTGAAAAAAAACCGCTGCGTACTTTTGATTTTAGCCCTTAAAAATTATCTGGATATAGTTTCTATCGTCGGAAAAAGACTTTTAAACCGTTTAATTTTATTTAAAATATTTTAAAGCTGTCTAAAAGCAGAAAGATGACGCTAAGGAAGATTGAGGTTTCTTCTAAATCGCCATCTTTCCAATCTTGATTCTAAAAAATTAATAAGAAACTGTCGTATTCTTTAAAGTTATTCTTGCCATAAATCCAGCCGAAGAATCATATTTAATCTTCGCTGTTCCAGGTACTACGATTTTTGCCGGCCCGCCGACATTGATCGGATAAGCCGTGAATAAAACTTTTGGGAACTCAAATTTCAAACTGAAATTCTGGGCAGTTTCAATTTCGGGGCCGGTAAAAGTTATCTCCCAAGCTCTTGTAGTGTAAGAAGAAAAGTCATCCCATTGCACGGCATCGTGAACGAGAAAACTCGCGGCCATCGTCCCAGTCCGAAAATCATCGCCGATAATCTTCGCTACGACATCAGTATTGTTCAGCAAAGGAATCGCGGCTAATCCCGATTCAAGAGTGAATCCTAAAGTTTCCAGATTTCCTTCTGCTACGGTAGCAATTTTAATTATAGATTGACTCCATTTGAATGGATCGGTCGTTTCGAGAACTGGCGAAGTTTTGGTTAGTTTAGCCAGAGATTTTCCTAACCAAGAAGTCGTCAAACCCAAAACTTTTTCCCCTACCCCAAAAGCAAAAGCCAATGTATTCGCTACCATTCCGGACAGTTGGAAGGCATTAGCGCTTCCGATGTCGCGAAAAACTTCCAGCGTGTACGGTCTTCCGGTGCAATCGTCGGAGAAATCAGTATCGGAAGGCGTGAAAACGTGTTGATAAGCCAATGTTCCCGGATGGGTAGTTACCGGATCACCAAACCAACTTCTTAAAATCATTCCTAAATACTCCGGATGAACCTGATGGACTGTATTTCCGGCAAGTGATTTTAAACCGGAAATGCTTTGCGGTTCATCTCTTCGACCGGAAATAGAAGACCTGATTAACTCTTCAATCGCTAAATTAAGAGTTTCCGAAGTAAATTTTAAATAATTAGTAGCGGCAACCGGCGTTCCCCACTCAGTTTCTTTTCCGATACCAATGTGCGTTCGCGTACCTTGTGCAGGCATAAATTGTTACCTCCTTTAAAATTATCTCCATTGAATATGTTCAACCACATCCAAATAGAGTTCTCCATAATGGCATAATACTTGGTCAAACATTCTTATTTCATCGGCATTTTTTCCCATTGAATAACAATGCTCGGCTTTCCCGTTTAAATCCCTTTTAATCCTAAATGCGGCGCGAATATCTTCCATTAAATCGGTTAAAGTTTTTCCCGATTCGCCGTATCCGTCCACCGAATAGTAACACCTAATAATGAAATGAAATTTATCCTCATCTGCCGAAGTGGTTACTTCGTCAGGCGTGATAGTAGGATTTTGAATCGTAAACGCTTTAATCCTGCCGTCTACCTTGAATTTATCGAGATATTGCTGCCAATTAACCGAAACCACCTCGTAATCATAAACCTTAGTTCCGATACCGGTCACCGCAAGAATAATAGTTTTTATTTCTGTCCTAATTATTGATAATGACATTATTTATTTAACCTCTCGATAATCCTATCCCTTGCCTTTTCCATAAAGCCTGCAACTTTTGCTTCGTTCTCGGCTAGTGATTTACGAAACATTCCTACGGCTTTTATTCCCCTTTCCGAAATCTTTTTAATTATGAAAAAAGCAGTTCGTTTCATCTCATTGCCGCTTAAACCTAAAACCCGCGTTACCCAAAATTCAATCGGCCCCGGAGGCGGGCTAAGAGGCCTTATTCCCAGCTCTACCGGCGGCGCATAATCTTTGCTGGAAAAAACTACTCCATCAATATTAATTCCGGTGCCTCGAATAGCCGAAGTGATAGATCCTCTTAATCCCTCGGAAACACCGACGGGAGTTTTATCCACCACCGATTTTTCGAGAATAACTATACTTTGAGAAAGACCTTTCTTTGCTTCTTCTTCTAAGATTTTGACTGATTCTGTACCTTTAAAAATCGTGCCTCTTATTTTAAACTCTGGTTCAAAATTTGTCAAAGCACTTCTCCTGACTGTTTATTATGGGTTAAGTAAGTTTCATCTGTTGACAATCTTAAATCCATTTGTTTAGATCTTTCAGCGGCTTGGGTTAAATCACGAGCTTCCTTTCCTTTATTGAAATGGATATTGTAAAGATTTTCTAATTCATCTGCCCTCGTGCCAAAATCGCTGGTCTTTCTTTGGTAATCAATAGAGGACCCGGTAATGGTAGAATTTGTTAATTGAGTAGTTTTATCCGCCATTGCTCTCAAGCAAATAGAACCCGCCAGATTGCTTAAGGCGTCAAAATCATTTAGATAAACCGTAGAGGCAGAAGAGGAAACCGTATGCATTGCAATATAATTAACTCTTGCAGTTTTTCCCAAAATAATTGGGATAAAAAATTTTAACTTTAAACCAGCAGGACTTCGGTAAATCATATAATCCTCGCAATATAAATAAGAAGGGCCAGGCAAAGTTCCCTGAGGATATTCCACTGAATCAATTTTAGAAAATCCGTCCGCCCAATCACTTGGTAAATTAAATTCGTAACCAGTAGCCGGGGGAGTTACATCGTAGACTTTTATTAAAGGGTGATCCTGATTGTATCTTTTTAAAGCATCTTGGAGAAATAAGGGAATATCGGCAGAATGATCAATAAGATTTCCATCATCTTTAATTATCGCTTCCATTTTGGTTTTGAAATCATTCAAAACTATTGGCATAATTTTTCCTCTCTTAATTAATCCTTATGTAACCTCTATCGCCTAAATCAATGGTTTTATTATAACTTTCTAAACGAAATTTACCCTTAATCCTGCCTCTCATTACTTCGGGAAATTCCTTTAAATTCTGCCGAATTATTCTTTTATAAGATTCAGGATATATGGGATGTAAATTTTCCATAAAAGGATCGCTATTTTGTTTTAGCCAAACTTTCTCAAACCAATCAGGATTAACTTTTGAATGATAATCCCCGATTCGTATTTTTTGTAAAATTTTTGAATCCTCTTTAGCATATCCGAAATGATGAAATTTAATACTTTTATCCACATTCAGCGACGGAAATTCATTAGTATAACGATTGCATCCTTCTTTGATTAGTTCAAACTTAGTTTCCGAATTAACTCTTGATATAACCGGAAACCGGGCGGATTCAATCGGATGGACGATAAATTCAGGAGTTTTCCAATAAGTATAGCAAAAAGTTTCAAACTGTCCATATTCAGGATTTTCTTCAACGATTTCTTTCAAACTTATTAAATCCTTTTGATTCCAAACTTCATCGCCGTCAACCCTTAATAAGTGAGTTACATCAGGAAAATTGGTTTTAATAAAATCAAGACCTAAATTTCCGGCTTGTAAATAAAAAGAATCATTTTCATCTAAAAAATTAACGGAATATTTATTAAGGACTATTTTATTATCAATATCTTCTAAACCATTTATAATTTCTTCCGTTCTATCGGGTTTAATTTCGAGATTTCTGAAAGGTTTATCACCCAATAAAATAGCAATACCTTCCACTTCATCAATGATTGAACGAAGTGAATCCTCAATATAATCCTCTTCATTAAATATTGTATATAAAGCAATCAGTCTCATTTTTTAAGTACAAACTCCACAAACTCTTTAATCTTTGGCTCTAAAAATTCAACGGTAACTCCGTCAATGCAATAGTCCCTTCCTTTACACTCTCTTTTTGCTTTTACCCAGCAGCAAGGAGAGCATTCAACTGGCGATTGAATTGGAAAAGAATATTCTAAATCGGGCAAATGTTGTTTCCAATCGTACCGGCACCAAATATTCAAACTTGGAATTTTTTGGGCTAAAGCGGAATAAAGCAAACCACTATCAATAGAAATAAAGCCATTGCACCGCGAACCTATAACTGCCGACGCTTCTAAGAAACTGGTTTTGCCTATCAAAGAAAATAAATTAGTATTTTCAAAATTTAACTTATCCTTCGCAGTTCCGAAAACGAGAAATTTTGTATTATATTTTTGGCTTAAATAATTGACCAATTCTTTCCAGTAATGCCATTGACTTTCCGAACGTCTGGAAAATGGCTGCAAGCCGATAACTATATCCTCTTTCTTAAAATCTAATTGATTCAGTAATTGTTTGGCTTTTTCTATTTCCTTTTCCGAATAAATTATTTTCAAATCCTGTTTATATCTTTTATCTTTCCAGTCTAATCCTAACCGTTTGAGATAAGCGCCGAATAAGGTTTTAGTTTCTGCTACATCCTGCCACCAAGTGTAAGAATTTCTTACATCTAAAACTAAATCAAATCCTGACTCGATAGGTTTTATAGGATTAACTAATTCTTTCACATTTTCAAAATAAGTCAAAGTTCCCAAAATCGGTTCGTCTATCGCTACAGCAATTTCGACGTTTAAACTTTTATTTTCTTCCAAAAAATATTCCAAAGCGCTGTGCATAATCAATAAATCGCCGCGAGCCGCTTTTCGTAAAATTAAAATTCTTAAATTATTTCGTAACTTAACATTTTTCAAACTTTTTAAAATATATTTGCTTCGGTCAAAAATCAATCTCGTATCGGGGACAGCGTCATATCCCAACGGGATTTCTTGGGGGCAAGAAATAAGCCCTGCTCTTTCAATCAAGTTTTTACTATTAAAAGTAAATTTTGATTTCACAATTCCCGATTCGTCTAAAGTTGCAAAGCAATTCATTGAATTAAATCCTATTCTTTTTCACCTTAAAATTAGTTACTATGGTGCGTTCTTTTTCATACTTTTTATACCGCCTCATTGTCTAATTGCTTCCAGTCAGTTCCATTATAATAATAAAGATGATGGTCGGAACTATTTGCACAGATCATACCTTCTTGCGGCTGGCTCGGAAACAATGATGTTGGACAAATGACTACTCCAGAAGATGACGTCCGAGATGATAATTTAAGATTGAGAGTGCTTTCTACTATTAAATCGTCTCCTACTCCGGACACTGCTCCCGCAAAACTTCCTTCCCCTTTAAAAAACACAACCCTTGAATTTCCGTCCTCATCTGCATTAATCTTAATATAATTACTAAAACCTTTCTTTACTGTCAAATTATTGGTCAATATAGTAGACAATATTTTAACAAAACTTATACCATCCGATACATATATTTCGCCTGTACTTTCCTTAACCCAAATCGCTCCGGCTCTTTTTATTACCGGCTCTGTTTCCGAAATGAACACCATATCCTTTAAATTTTCCATCTTGAATCCCCCTTGTTATTTTTTAAGATAACGCAACAAAATTTATAAGACAATCAACGTAAGAAATAACCCCGCCCTCATAACCAATTATGGGTTTAATCTTTTCCCACCAATATTCTGAAACCTCAATAGTCGCGGAAACAAATAAATTGCCGCCTGAAATAACCACTTTAAGAATCGGCGGAGTTTTTAAAATAGGAATATCATTAAAAGTAGAGAGGTCAATTTCATCGGGAATAAATATTTTTCCACGCCTGATAGTTTCCTGCCAACCCGCAATTCCATTTCTAACTGCATATCCCAAAGGAATTTGTATTAGTTCTTCTTTAATCCGAGAATCTAAATAAATTCTCGCTTCCACATCTCCGGAAGTTTGATTTCCTACTTTTTCAATATTAGTTACAATCGCCGCTGGAGTAGATTCATTTACTCCATCGGTAATCTTTCCGCTTAATTTTACATCGCCTTCTACAACAAATTTATTAGTCATTATTCTCCTCCATAAATTTATTAAAAAATTTAATATTCTCCTCATATTAAAATACGTTTAACTTTTACCGACCAACCATCCGATGCAGCAGTTGCTTGTAACTTTAAATTTGTCAAATCATTAATAACTGCTAAAGTAATATCAATGGTTCCTAAATCTTCTGTCCCCACCACATTAAATTTCTTATCTGCAGCAGTCCAAACCGCAGTAACTGTCCCTGCTCGTTTATTATCCCCTTTCTTTATTACATAGTGCCAAATACATCCATCACCAGCTCCCAATAATAAACTATCTACATCGGAAGTACCAATATCAATGGGCGAAACTTCTACCGTTATAATGGCGTCTGCAGAACTTTTTAAAGTTTCCAGAGCATCTTTTACAAAATTCCCCGCCACACTCGAATCATTAGGCACATTACTTGCCGCAGGAAAAGTATTTTCCGTACCCAAGATACTTGAATTTACTCTATCAAAATAGGTATTAATATTATTAAAAGTTGAACCAACTTCAATAGAAACCCCGGCATTGAGCATACTGTTCATTGAATTCAATATTCCGGTATTTACAACATCAATAGTTATTAAATTAGAAGCGTTTTCTACTGCAAGACAGTTCATTAAATCTACTTGCCCGACGTCAACTTTCAAACATCTCGAACCAATAGTATCATTCGCTTCTAACTCGCAATTCATTAATACGGCGTGCGCCCCAGTATTAACCATTAAAGTGTTTAATGAAGTTACTCCGCCATTTTGCAAATTCAAATCTATAAAGAAAGTCCCAAAGCCAGTACTTCCAGAAACACTAATTAATCCTTTGATAACGGTAAAAGGTTTTCGGCCATAAAAAGTGAGATTCTTTTTCGTTATAGTCAGATTATTTTCATACAATCCCCCGCCAAGATTGATAATCATTTCTGCACTGGCTGCATCGTGGGCTTTCTGCGGGGTTAAATAAGGATTTTCTATTGAGCCGTCCCCAGTAGAATCATTGCCATTAATATCAACAAAAAGTTGATTAGAATAAATATCTTTCGTGGATTTTTTAGTATCAAGTTCATTGATTGCCGCTTGGACGTCGGTTGCGATGATAGTTCCTGCCGGCGCATTAGCTACATTCGTGCCCTTCGTAGTCCGGTTCAAAATTCCACCGGAATTAACAGTAACAACCGAACCGCCTTCCGTATCCGCGCCGATGTTTAAAGCAGCGCCGGAATTAATAATAAATGAGGTGGGAGTTCCTCCGCCAACATTACCCGCCTTATTTCCATAGGCAGAAGCAATAATAGTTCCGTTCAAGATAACTTGAAAAGGTTGGTTAATATCGGCTCCGGTAACATTAAACTCTTTATTTTCCGCGGCAAAGGTTGAATAGAAACCTCCGCCCATTAAATAGGAGTAAACATTCGTTAAATTAACATCGGCATACCAAATCCCAGACCATACTTGAAAATATTCATCGTCGGTAGGGATAGTAGGATTAAAATTCCAAGCAGTTCCTGTAACATTACAATCCACAACGTTTATGCAAATATGAGAGGCAAAACAATCTAACCCCCCGCTAATTCTTAATCCAACAAAAGTAATTTGCGAAGCAATTACCGTTGGATTGGTAACTGTTATCTTTCCCGAAATTCTCGCCCCATTAACTCCGCAGCTTCTAAAAGTAGTGTAAACTTTATTTATCGCTACCGCCTCTGAATAGTATGCTCCCGGAGCAATATCAATAACAAATTTATTCGCAGCCGACGGCGAAGCAATCGAATCAATAGCCGCCTGAATTGTTTTGAAAGGTCTTGTATCCGAACCATTCTCGGTGTAATCATCGGCTCTATTTTTGTCAACATATAGATTGTTTGTTACCGGAGTTTCTAAATACCAATCCCTATTTTTTCCGTGAAATTTATGCGCACCCATTAAAATTCCTCCTTCATTATGCACCTAATAAGATGACCGTTTAAAACCAGTCACAATAAAGGTTTGAAATTATTCGACTGTTAAAATTTCATAAGCAAGAGCATCAACTTGACTCTTGACTATGACCGAATTGATAGAACAATCTAAATCTAAAACTTCACCTTGGTTCATCGTCCTAAAAGTTACTCCTGCATCAAAACTAACTTTCAACCATTTGGCCGCAATAGACATATTCTCGATCTGGAAATGTTTAGTTGTTACCGCAAAATTAATCGCTGCTGGGGCAATATCAGCCAAACCGTTATAATGTTTTGGCGTTCCAATAACCGAAGAACGGATATTAACATCCAAAGAGCGAATGCTGCTTCCCTCATCTTTTGAGGTTAAAGGATTTCCCGCACCATCGGATATTTTTAACTTTTCGACGATTACGTCGCCGGAAACGGTTATCTCAGTATCTACTTGCAGCCCGGCTGCGGAAAAAGCCATTTTATCCGTCTGCGCTTTTATAAGAGCTAAAGTAGTCTCAGTAGCGACTCCGAGAGGGACGCCCAAGGCATCGGTTAATCTACAACTTAAAGTTTTAGAAACTTCGTCAAAAGCTTTATTTAAAACTTCTACTTCTCTTAATGAATCATTATCTCTAACCATTTGTTTTCAATCCTCCTTTTCTTAGATTATTATTTCTTTCAAGACTTAAATTGGCCGTCAATGCTAAAAGTAAAAGAAGGATTAGTTCCACTAATTTCCCAACGGGCCCGGATATAACTCACGAAATTATCGACTTCTAAAGAAAAATTACCTTCGGCATCAAAATTTGATTCGCTCGCCTGATACCAATCGGAATTGTTAGGCGATACCTCCACCAAAACTTTTAAATTTGGCAGGGTTCCCGCTTTCGCGGTCACCTTGACAAAAAGAATTCCTTCATTGTATGAAACAACTTTAAAAGCATTTGACTGCCCCGCAGCAGCCCTCGCGGCAAGGCTCACCATCGGTTGATAGTAAACGTATCTAAAACCCATATTCCTTCCTCCTCTTCGCTAAGCATTGAGAGGAGAGAAGGATGAAACATCCTTCCCTCCCCTCGGTTAATCTTTATGGATTTAATGAACCATAAAAACCTCTATAATCAACAACCGCTCCTCCGTATTCGTGACGCACTTTATAAGTAATTTTGTCATGCGTAAATACTTGAGAAACCGTTGATTGATCTTGTAAGAAAATCTCAGGTTCTTCCTTACCAAATAAGAAACCGATTTCAATTAAATCAATATCCAATAGACTTGCTATCAGATACCAATTAGTATCGTCGGTAAAAAATTTGTTTTCCAAACCTTTGAGAACTGGCTTGATTTGGTTATCTTCGGTATATTGACCACCGGGTTTATACGTTGAAGTCAGAATAGAATTCGCCGTTCCGGCAAGTGCTGTTGGATAAACCAAATAATTCGCTTTCAGTCCAATCTTCTCTGAACTGCCGGCTTCTGCTTGGTTCTTCATTGCCATCATTCCGGTAATTACGTTGTCATAACTCAGGGTAAGAGTCGTGGTTATGTTAGCGTGGTCTGTGTGGAATAATGCTTTCGAGTCATAGATCGCTCCATTTCCCGAAATGAAGTTCCATACGAATTTTGCCAGCGTTCTTGCGGCCGATTGGGCGATTTTCTTCGGCAATCTGGTTAAAATTCTCAGATCGTCATTGATAATCGCTTTGCGGGTGACGTATACCAAATTCCCTTTCGTTCCGATTGTGTAAGTTGCCCTTTCATCTACCGGATCCGATCCGAAATATTGATATTCCGCGTCGTCACTCACGGAGGCAAGGTCTGCATATCCGCCCCAGCGAATGAGTTCCTGTAATTTAAAATCTTTCACAGGGACTTTTTCGACGATGTTTTCCCATTCCTTATTAATCAGGTTATATTCTTTAACCAAACGGCGGTTAATAGAAGTGCCTAACGCATATGTGAAAGGGGAAGCTACATTAATTCCTTCGGTTAAACGGGAGGATCTTACCTGGCCGGTTACTTCTGGATCTTCCGGATACCAAGTTTGATAAGCCTCTTTCAAACCTCTAAATGCCGGGACTCCGTGATTCTGTTTAATCTCAGCGCCTAATAGTTTGTCAAGAGCTTCCTGCCGTTTATCTGATTCTTCCAATGTTACGGACATTTGACTGCCCAAACCTTTGACGTTACCAGAATTGACCGATTCCGCAAAAGCCGCTTGTTCAGAAGAGATTGATTTTTCCAAATCTTCGGAAGAGAAAATTTTCCCTTCATAATCCTTACGGATTTTTTCTTTGAAGGGCTGAGGAAGCCTGCTTGCCTCGAGTTTTTCCTTAAGGATCGAACGAGATTCAGCTAATGCCAAATTTTCTTCTACCTTACGGATTCTTTCTGCGACAACTTCCGCTTCCTTACTCTCTTTTTCCGTTCCCTCTTTTGCTGCTTGAACTGAAGATTCTTTAGAAGGATATTCATAACTATATGCCCCATACTTCTCGGCGATAGCAAGAATTTCTTCTAAAACCTGAGCCGCTCCGTCGAGATCTTTATTTTTTACCGCATCCAAAGCTGATTGGATTAAGTCTTTAATATTGACCTCTTTTAAACGTTTCAGGGATTCATTTCCGCCTTTCGCAAATTTCACAATCTCTTTCAAGAATGATAATTTATGCTCCGGCGTAAGTTTATCTTCCTTCAATCCCGCGACAAGTTCGGGATTAATCTCCGCTACAAATTCAAATAAACTTTTCATTTTTGTTTTCACCTCCTTTTTTTGTGGATTTATATCCGCTAACAGCCGCTGAAATGCTCCGCCAGCGGCTGGATGCGTTACGATGTCAACGGAATTTACCCGGTCAATGGAAATAACTTGATCTCCTGCAAGTAATCCTTCGGCATCTATTGATAATCCTAAAAGATTCTTTTTCCCATTTTCCCAAGCATCGGTTAAAAGCTTCTTTAATCTCTCGGCACCTTCGGCAATATGTAATTTAGCGACAATCCCCTCCTTTCGAACCCCATCTTTGATATAAGCAGTAAAACGAGGATTTTCAAACCATCCCACTAAATTTTCAACAAAACCTTTTGAAAAATTTTTTGCATATTCCGGAAGATGACTTTTTAATCCATCGGCAAATTGATAGACAAAACATTTGGCATTATCAAAAAGATTGACTGCCTTTTTTAATACTTCCGAAGAATATATCTTTCCATTCTTACTTGGGCCGGATTCAATAATAACAACTTCCCAATCTTTCCCTTCTTTCTTTGCTCCTTCCAAAAGATTTACTTTTTCAAACGTTAATTTTTCAAGCATAGTTTTAACTCCTTTTTAGTTTGACCCGGTAATCGGGATAATAAAAATACCCAGATAGATGAATCAGGACTTGTCCGTTTAAAAATTCTATATCCTTTCAAATTCTTTCCTTCAAATTTTAATGAGGCGGACTGGTCGGAATCTTCCAGCCAATTAACTTTTCCCTGATCAAGAATTTCTACCGTAATGGGAATTTCTTTATTAGGATTACCATCGGTTCCTTTACCAGAATAAATATAATTCTTATCCCCAAAGACTGTATAATAAATTTCTTCACCGGAATTAAACTCCTGCGGGGTGCCGGTGGAGGTAAAATTTTCTGTTTCGTATTTTCCCGATTTAGACTGCACTTCATAAACTCCATTCCCGAGATTTTTATTGATAATACCTTTGCCGGGAGTAACATTAATTCCGATTATATGCCCTTGCCAATTCATCCATTCAGGGAATGGTTTGTCCTCAGGCGTTTTTTCTTTTAAAGTTTTTCTAAGCCCCGGAGCTTTCTCATTGAACAGCGGATTTTCTTCTAATTCAAAAACATCAAGATAATCTCTTCCTTGGTCAATAAGAATTTCCCATTTTTCAACCGGCATTGAACGAATAACCTGTTGTCCCATCCACCAAACTTTTCTTAAAGTAAATTTTCCGATGTCTTCTTTGACATTGGCTTTCAAAGATTTTTCTTTTAAAAGATTTCTTTTTACCAAATCTTCATAAGCATCGTCTAATCGTTTTAATTTCTCTTCCCCAGTCAAATTTGGAAGCCACCACTGAAATTCAGGCTTGATTTCTTTTTCCCATTCCGGCGGTACGGCTTTCTCGCCGTCAGCCGGAACGTAATCCGCCTTTTCCCGTCCTCTTTTGGTCAGAAGATAAGGAACTTGGTTCTGGAAGTCTTTCTTCGTCATCCACGCTTGCCACTGGACGCCTTCTTTGGGAAGGGTCAGCCACTTTTCGCTCACTCCAATTAATCTTTCCGCCATCCGCCCTTTAAAGCGGCTCATAGCAAAGAAAAACTCTTTGAAATAAGGTTTTTGAACTCCAGGATAAACAATTCCGTCATCCAAAGTGATGAAAACGCCGGGCTCGAAACGGGTCGCGCCTACTTCGCCGGGTTCAAACTTCACTTCCCGGATATTTAACCAATCAATCGGCTGCGCTGCTTTTGGAATAATTACTACTTTAACCTTCGCTGGATTCATATCCGGGGTAAATTTTCCTTCTTTCAAGAGGATTTCCGCCCATCTCTTACCTTTTTCGATCGTGTCGATAGCCTCTGTAACTTGACCGGGATAAGCATTTAAGATAGTTTCACCTTCTAAATGCTCATCTTGCTTGCGCCGGAAGTCAATATGAACAGATTTTCCGCGAAAATGAAGGACTAAAATTGAAAAATTAAGGGGATAATCCGCAGGATTTTTAGTTTTAAATATTTCCTTTAACTCTTCCGGCATTTGAATATTCGTAACCGGCATTTCCCGGACTGCTTCATCGAGTAAATTATCTTGAATACCTTCTTTTTCAAGTCCGAAATGATTAAACATAAAATCAATATAGTCAGCATTATCTTTTAACGAATCAATTAAATCTTCTTTCTTAACTTCGCCTCTTAAAATCTTAAATATTTCTTCATATCTTTTGGGAAACGGTTTTAAACCAATTTCACCGTGAGTGGCAATGACTAACTGATCAGCGGCATCTTTCGTATCTGGTTTCTTTTTATCTTCTCTCGGTTCAATCGGTCTTGGCGCCCACCAGTTAAACCAAATCTTTCCGGTCTTCTCGTCGGTATAGCGGTTAAGATTTACAAAAGCAACCCTGATGATATCGCCCGCTTTTAAACCAAACGGTTTACCGTCCGCATCTTCAAATCTTACATTATAAGTCCGCCCAATCGGCAGAGGATTTCCTTGATCATCCCTGATTATGCAAAGGTAATTATAAGCATCCGTTCCTTTGACCGGGTGAACATCAATTACTTCGGCATCAATATCAGTTTCATTTTTAAACTTTGTCCACCACGAACCCGCCTGTCCGGTCAAAAAATATTTGGAGGAAGCGGCTTTAACCATTCCGCCTTCGGAATATTTTATCTTGGCAAATTCCTTAACCGCATTTCTAATATCATTTTCATCTTTTGCTAAAATATAATCAGCAATATTCAAATGCTCCCCGGATTTAAACTGGTCAAGTAATTCTTTCCTTGCCAGTTCGGTTTCGTTATGTAAATCTTTTTCATTTTCATAAAGAATCGTAAAAGCATTAAGGCGGAAACCCCTGTCCATCAAAGGATTAAAAACTTCTGATTTTAAGTATCCAGAAGTATCTGATCTTCCCAAATGCCTGTTCCCTAACCAGATTTCGCCTTCACAATCAAGAATAAAAGAATCGGAATTAGTGATTTCGGAAATTTCCTTAACTGTGGAAGGGATCTGATTTAGATTTATTTCCGCGCCGTCTTCCGAAAACATTCTCACTTCTTTTCCTTTCTTATGTACCACCACTCTTTCGCCGTCAAATTTCTGGTCAACAATGTAGGGATAATCCTCTTTCCGTAAAACTTTTAACAGTCCTTCAATATTATAGACTTCTCGTTCACGATATCCGGCCTGCGCTTTCAATGGTTTAAAGAAGCGGAATATTTCAATTTTATCTTCGGAAATGGATTTTTCAGCATCATCTTGAAATGTTTCGCTCATACGGATTAATTGCAAATCTTCTTTAGCAATCGGTTCTACTTTCAATTTTAAAAATGGTAAATAATTGGTGAACGGCGAAGCGGAGGGAACCAGGTGTCTTTTGAGTTTTATTTTTTCCGGTAACATTTCTTTCAGACAAAAATCTAACACTTCCATTCCCCTTGGGGAAAGCACTCCGTCATAAATATGGAAATCGTAATCATTCCCGTAACCATTAACAACCGTTGAGCCAATCAATGAAGCCAAAGGATTTTGCAAACAGAAACCTTCTTTGGGAAACAAATCAAGAAATTCTTTTAATGAAGCCCCGTCACCGCCAAGAGTAAGAGTTATTTCATCTAAAACTGATTTCGGGCGGTGAATTAATCCTCTCTTTTTTAATTCCTGAACTACGAACAAATGAGAATTAATTACTTCTTCATCATTACTTCTTGCTCCGCGCTCAATCCAAATTTGATGAATATCAGCATGCCGTCTGAGTAAATCCAAATCGTCAAGTTTTTCTAATTCTTGCGGAGCGAACAGATTTTGGTCAAAGGTTTCTTCAAGGAACTTTACATTTTTAATAAAACCTTGAGTGCCTATTTCCGGCTTCTCAATGGTTAAGGGTTTTGAAAATGGAATAAAATCCCTGATTTTGAAGCAGTAAACCGGGCCGGCAGCAAAACCTTTTATTTCCTTTCCCCGTTCTGTCTGCTCCTCTTTCGTAATCTGATGTTCGTTTCTTAATTTATCAAATTCATCTAAAGAAATCACCCGGGATTCTTCGGTGCGGACGATTCCATACGCCTTACCGCCGGAGATTAAAATTCTCGGTTTGGTTAAATCAAAATTCTGGGCTTTAACAATGACGGTTTTCTTCCCTTCATAAATTAACTGTCCGTGAGGGGGAACTAAATACAGACCATCCTTGACAATATTTTTAAATGCTTCCAGATAAATTTCTTTGGGAGCAGCTTTCCATTCTTCGGGGTGAAAAGTTATTTTTCCTCGTTTTAAAATCTCAGTGAGATTAGGAATTAAAAATTTATTTAAAATTTCACCTTTGGTATATTTGAAATTTCCCGTGTCTTTCAGAGTTGAATACCAGCCTCCCGTGATTCGCCGGTCATCGGCTAATTGTTCATCGGTCATTTCTTCCGGTCTATACGGCAGTACTGCTTCGGCTAACCAATCTGAATTTTTCTTCATTGGGAAATTAGAAACTAAAAGTTCTACATCTTCTTTCATTGAATTCTTAAATATTCTTTTCATTTTGAAACTTTTGAAGAACCATTCATTATCATTAAAGAATTTTTTATTTTCTTTATTTATAGAACAAATGAATTTTCCCTTGATTTTTGAAAGGGATTTAACAAAATTTTCTAAATCAAAACCAAGATCCGGCCCCGGCCATTCACCGGGATAAGGAGGATCAAAATAAAAGAAAGTACCCGGTGAATCATATTTTAAAGTATAAATCCAATCCTGATTAAGAATTTTCACATTTTTTAATCTTTCCTGAACTTTTTCTAAATTAGAGAAGTTAGGTTCCTTCCCATAATTTACAGAAGTATAAGAAATGCTTTTTCTATTCCCAGAAAAACTATTTCGTAATCCATACATAAAATCTAAATACCCCGTGATTCCCTTTTCCTTACTCGCAAAACATTTTCTAATTCTTTCTTCATTGAAACTCCAATCTCTCTGCGACGAACCGGCTTTTATTTTATTTATATTTTCCTCTTTCAAAACTTTATAAGCATTAGAAATTAACGGATCTTTATCATTAATAATTTCTTCCGTTGACGGCTTCTTATGGAAAAGAATTGCTCCTCCGCCGATGAACGATTCGACGTAAGTTTCGTGGGAAGGAAAATATTTAATAATTAAATCCGCAGCCCTGCTCTTTCCTCCCGGACTTCCGAACGGCCGCCGAATTACTTCTAACAATTCATCACCTTCAATTTCTTCAATTTCTTCTTCTTGATCGGGTTCTTGAATTTGGAAATTAAAAACCCGCCCGTCTTTGGCTGTCTCGGATTGTAAATTACTCCCGCTCAATTCTTTTATCTTTTGAGTTAATTTTTCACCGCCCAATTCTACCGCTTCTTTCCCGAAATGAGTCCAGACTGCCAAAGTAATACCAGCCTCTTTCAGCCAAACAATTTGAGTTTTGATTGAAGAATGGCCGTAAGCTTGTTTGGTTTCCGGGTCAACCCGGACTAAATTATTTTCAAGGGAAGAGCCGCCGCCGATGTATAAATCCAAACCTTTCAATACTTCCGCGCGGTTAGGAATGGAAAGAACATCGGTAAAAATTCCTATCTTTTGACCGTCCGCCTGAATAATAAATCCATAAGCGGGGAATTTAGCGGAATGATAAACCTCTATCGGAATAATCTTAAAATCAGCCAGATTAAAAGCTTCACCCGCTTTAATCTCAGTTTTATCCGCTCCTTCGATATTATCCAGTGCATTTTTAATTCCATAAATCGGATATGTAATCGCACCATTTTCTAAGCCTCCGATATGGCCGGTATGTCCGTGGGAAAGAAGAATCAAATCCGGTTTTATATCGTTTAAAGTTTTTGGATCATTCCCTTTCCCAAAGTCGATCAGTAATTTTTTGGCATTGTAAGACAAAAGGACGGCAGTCATCTTTTTATGATCCGGCGACTGCTCCTCAATTCCGCCTTTAGTGCCTAAAAATTTTATATTTAAAACATTCATAATTTCGTTATTGAGACCTTCTTGAATGCGGCGGTTATAACCACTATTTTATCAGAATAATCTTTGAAATTTACAATCTCAGTTTCAGGAATTCCTGCCTTTGCCAGTGCTTTCCGTCCTTCCGGTGAAATTAATTTAGGATCGATAGTGTCAATCTTTCGGGAAGGAACGGGATTCTTCACCGGCTGAGCCCGGCCGGTTAATGGATGTTCTTCTTCCGCAGCTATTCTGATCGATGGTTCTTCCGGTTCAGCCCGCAGCACGGGCGGGACTGGAACTCCGGAAGCCTTAGTAACTTCCGGAATCTCGATAACTTCCGGCATTTCGGAAATCACTTCAATCTTTGCTTCTTTCACCTGCACTTCATTCTTTGGATCATCTTTAATTTCTGCGATTTTCATAAAACCCATAAATCCTCCTTTTAAATTTTATTCTTCCGGCGGAATTGGGATCATCCGGCACCGGCAATTAACCACCTCTTCCGGAGGCAGCGATGGATCATTGGGATAGCTGCAGCTATGCCCGCCTACCTCAAAATCAGCGTCCCAATCAACAATTTGACCGTGAGCCGCTAAATGCGACGGGCGGGTCCGGTTATCAATTACTGCCGCCCATTCTTTTTTAAGTCCCGGAATTACACCGGCAATCTGTTCAATCCTTCCTTGTTCCGACATATTGTAAACTCGGTTATTCTCTGTTCTTACAATTTTCTCGGCTTTATAGGATATTCCCCGCTCTTCCTTCACGCCTAAAACTTCCGAATCAATTTCCCGCCCCACAGTGTAAGCGTCTTTCCCTGCTAACATTCCGCGGTTTAAAACGCCGTTAATCTGATTAATTGTTTCATCCCGGAGCCCGGTTATCAAATCCGCAGTGTAATCTTGGTTTAAGATTAAAAGTTCTGTTGATAACCGCGGAACGTCAAAGACCAATCCGGCCGCTTTCAATGGTCCATCGGCTAATTCTTGCCCATTATTCCAAGCAGTGTTTTGGCTGGCCGCCGTGTAACTTTTTAACCGGGTTTCAAATTCCCTAATTTGCTCTTCCAGAGATTTTTTTAATTTCTCTAAATATTCCGGAGTAAAACGTTTAGCCGTGGTCACTTCAAAGATCAAATTCTTCCGCAGTTCTTTCAACTGCTTCAATACTTCCGCATCTAAAGAAGCATCAAATCTTTTCGCTTTAGCGATTAATTCTTTCGCTTTTGCGGAAGCTTTCGCCCTGCTTATCTGTTCATTTAGGTTTGAATAAACCTTTAACCTTTCCTTTAAAATTTCCAAACCGCTCCTCAACTTGAGTCAAAGATTCTTTTGCCGCAGCATCGGGATTTTCCGCTTTCACCTGCTCAATTTCCAAGCCTAACATTTTAACAAGATTCGTGAATACTTCTTTCGCCGAATCAAGTTG